TTGGGGTTATTATTTTTTTTGTCACCGATGTTGATGACTGTTCCTCTGTCTTCATTTTGCTCCTTATCGTTTAGCAGGTTAGAGATTTCCTGTTGCACTGATTCCAATGCATTAATCTGTCCTATGATATACTTGTAAGTTTCCATACTGTCAACCCCACCGGATGTGACCGATATGGCTAACGTCTCTACTCTTCTTTTGATTGCTCTTCTTAGACTATTTAGTATTTGTTCTGGTTCCATTTAACATTTCCATCTTCTCCGTGCTTGTCTGATTCGAGAATTAGGATCGTTACGTGTTTTTGCAGATGATCGTTTTAGTTGGCCTGCGCTTCTTGCACAGTACGACTTACGTCGATTTGCAGCTTTTGATCCCGGCTTCACTTTACCAGTCACGGCTGTTTTTAATTTACTTCCAGGGTTTGCTCTTCTGTAAGCAGCGACACCCTTCTTAGTCATACCTGCCCCAGATTTTGTTTTTCTATAATTACCACCTTTACCGGTAGTTCGTCTTATAGGACTTTCAGCCATTACTTTTTCTTTGCAGTTTTAGCTGATCTCTTTAAAGCTTTAGCAGAAACAGTTCCTTTACCAGGTCTACTAGTTCCAGCTTTTTTTCTTTTGTTCATGTAGTAGTAAAGACCTTTTTTTACTGTTCTTCCATCTTTAGTTTTGTGAGTTCCTTTAGCCATTATTTAGCCCCTTTCTTTTTTTTCTTTTTGGGAATAATTCCTTTAGCCATTAAGATGTCTTTTTTAGTAATTTTACCGTCACCTGAGTGATCTGGAAATTTACTTTTCTTTTTCATTTTTTTTCGCATGTTTCCTCCTTTATGATGTTATTGCAATACATTGTGGACAAGATTTTATATATCTTGAATGCGATCCACAGTGTGTTGGTTTTTCTTCATGAACCGGTATATCAGGTTCAGGTACTTTTGTAAAAAATTCTATATGCTCATCTTCGTCACACTGACATGCTTTGATGTTAAATAATTTGCAAATAAAATTTTTAATTTTTTTAAACATTATCTTATTTCGCAACCACCGCCTCTTAAAGCTTTACGAGAACTCTTTTTCTTTTTAACAGATCCACCTTTTTTAAAAGGAACTGGATTCATTCTGCTTCCAGATTGAGTTCTTGATTTTGCGTCTGCAATCTTTTTTTCCATTTCATCCATAGTTTTTGCATTTGGATTTTCTTTAAGAAACTTTTTTTGTTTTTCAGTTGTATTTTTAAATCTTAAATCTTCAGCTTCTTTTTTAGCTTTATCTTTTAAAGATTTTTCTAATCCTACTACTTTTGACATTATACTACCTGTTTATCTTTCCGCTTTTTTTAGCTTTAGAACCAAACTTACCGTAAGACTCATCTCTGCTAGCTTTTAACTGTGCAGGAGTTCTTTTCTTTTTGATTCTCATTGCGATAGATTCATCTTTTCTATCTTTGTAGCCCTGCTTTTTTTTCTTTTTAGCAGATCCACCTTTTTTCATACCTTGACCACCAAATCTTGATGAATAAGGTCTTGTTCCAAAGTCGTTTCTCATTTTTTTCCTCCGTTTCTAAAAATTTGAGTTCCCTTTATACCATATATGCTCGCCACGACAAGGATCCATAAATTTGTGAACCATGACGGAAGCTGAGAGAACATGTCGAAAAAGAGTTTTACTTTGTCCATAGCAGTCGGATCATCCGATATGACCGCCCAGGCCAGCACCAACACGGGCAAACTAAGAATTATCAAAACGGCCTCGTCTTTCCAGTCTGATTGTCTAGCTTCTAAAAGTTTTCCTTGGTAAGCTTCGTCACCTCGGGCCATCTTTTCAGCATGCATAAGCTGTGCGTCTGACATAGCCATCTTTGTTCGCTGCTTGTTAGCGTAAATTTTACTACCAGCAGAGACGGCTAATTTAATTGCCGATAACCACATGTTAGTACCAAGTAGCCTTTACAGGTTTCTTTTCTTTTCTGATAGCTTTAGTTCCTTTAACATCTGCACTATCACCTGTAGCAATATAGTTCTGTCCTCTAATACTTGATTTAGATCTTGCATCTAATACTATATTTTGAGACGGAATTTCTATTTCAACAGATTTAGCATAGCCATCTTTGTTAAGAAACATTGAGTTACCGTGTTTTTCTTTTTTCATATTTTTCTCCTAATTATTATTATATTATCTTTTTGGTCCTTTCAAGACATTTACGTCTCTAGCTTTCATGGCATCTGACGTTAATTTAACATCTGCAGACATCATTGATTTTTCAATAGCTGTGTCAGCTCTTAATTCAGCTAAATCTTCGTTTTGTTCAAGTTTTTGTTCATTTAAATCTTTTGCTTGTACCATTTTAGCTCTATCTAAATCTATTCTAGCTTCATCTTCTTTTATTTTACGCTCTGTATCCATAGCCTTAAGATCAACTTCTCTTTGTTTTAATTTAAGTAGTGGATCATGGTCAAACTGAGAAGTTATTTGTTTTTCTTCCTTCATAAAGTCTTCAGTCATGTCAGCAATTAGTAAAGCTTTTCTAGCTTCTATTTTTTGAGATACTTGTTGTAGCTGTTGTTGTGCTTGTGGGTTTTGAACAGCCATTTGTTGTAACTGTGGTAACATAGCAAACTCTTGTGGGAACTCTAATTGTACCTGTTCTTGTGCCATCAAAGATATATGCTCCATAATATTTTTTTCTAATGCTGCTGTAATGCTAGGATTATTTCTAACAAAGTTACTAGCCATAAAATTTAAGTGAGCTGTAATATGTGCTCTATGATCTTGACCTGGAAAAGCTTGAAAAGGTTTTAAAGCCATTGCATCGATGTGTTCGATTGCTGGATCTTTTGGTTGATTTGGCGGAGGTGGTGGTAATACTCTATCAATATCTTTTACACCAATCGCTTCATACATACCTCTGTAAGCCATGTACATATTATGCATTTGTGGATTAGAAGTTGCTAATCTTAATTGTTCTTGTGCAAGAGAAACTCTTTGCGACATAGAAAATATATTAGGATCAGCTACAGGTAAAATATCTACTCTAGCATCAAAATCTGTTGCTTTAATATTTCTTGATGCACCAGGAACATCGTAAGGATATTCTGGTGGTAAAGACTCACCAAATATTTTGGCAAGTAATTTAAATTCTTGTTTTAGACCTACGTAAAGTCTTTTATGGATTGCTGACATTACTCTTGAACCACGTTCTAAAAGAGCTACGGTCGTACCAACAGCGGCCTGTTGATTCCCGTCCCCAACCTGCATGTCAGCAATGGACGCGAATCTTTGTCCTGCTTGAACTACAATTCCCATCAGTTGCAATAATGTAGCTGATGGTTCTTTGTAAGGTAAGAATACGAATGCATCTTTTAGATTACCACCAGGAGTGTCAACATCTTTGAATTCACCTGGTTGTATATTTTGAGCGTCATCTTTTACTCTGACACCTCTTTGTTTAAATCCTGCGGGTAGGTTGGATAATGTTCCAGCATCTAATAATTGACGGAGAGCCGCAGTTGCAGTACGGCTCAATCCGCCAATCATATGAATTAATCCTAAGCCATAAAATCCTAGTCCTGGCAGAAACTTGAAGTGGACAAAATATTGGATTTTACTTTTCTTTGGATCATTGGGCGCAAAGTTTCGTCTAATAGACAAAACTTTCCTACTACCTTCTTCGATTGTTACGACGTAAGGCAATTTTATTCCCGTTGGCTCTCCGTCGGGGCCAAGGTCTTCAAAACCTTCCAAGTCTAGATTAACGTGGCATTCTAGAATTGTATACAAAGGTTCTGTTCTTTGGGATTTTGTAACTCCTTCTACTTCTCTTTCTTTTTCTTTTAATTCATTTGTGTTTGTATCTGTTGGTTTTGTCAACTCGATGTCAGAATAGAATCCAGATACCATCTGTTTTCTTAATTCATTTTCTGACATCTTGACAACGTGGATGACTGTTTCTGCATCGTCTAATGAGGTAGCCGTATACGGAACAACAAGGTCATCTGCTGGAACAAACTTAGAAACAGCTCGTCCCAATAAATCATCGTAGTAAACTTTTTTAAAAGTAGAACCTGCAAGAGGTAAGTAGAATAACATTTGATCAAAGTCAGATTCATATTC